ACTGTTTTACTGATGAATCATGGGATTGCTTTAATTCCTATATGATTCATCGGTTCGTGTCTATGAATATAGATTACGTTGAGTTGACTAATTGCGCTCAAACTATACCTTATGATAATAAACAACAAACTTATAATATTTATAGAGAAATGATTCCAAAAAAGAAAGTTTTCTTAAAATACTTAAAAAGTAAAAAGAAACCCTCTAATCCACACCTTATAGAAATTTTAAGTGAATATTTTCAATGTGGTAAATTCACAGCTGCTAGGTATTTAGAAGTAATGAAGAAAAAACAAACTTTAACAATACTCCAAAACATGGGTATTGATGAAAAAGAATCTAAAAAGTTATTGAAAAATGAATAAAAAGTTAAAAATTGGAGACAAAGTACATTGTACATTTTTAGGTGAAAGTCATAAAGGTGAAATAATAGAAATCCAATCTTCAAAAACCTATAAAGTAAAATTAGTAAATTCAAACAATTCTTTACTTCCAAATGTAGGTTGGTATGAAAAACCTAAAAAGGAAAAAGATAGATTACCTTGGTACATACATGAAAAAATCAAATGAAAAAAAGAAAAATTGAAAAAACAGACTCAATAGTTGATTCAGTTATTGATCAATTTGTTGAAAGAGCTAAATTTGGAAAACTAAAATACAACACGGATTTAGATAGAGATGATTTAGGTATTCTAGATTGGCTAGAGCATGCTAAACAAGAACATATGGATGCTATTCTCTATCTTGAAAAAATTGAAAGAACAATAAAGGGTTAATATTTATAATAAAATACTATAAAATGTCAAAAGAATTAAACCGAATGCAAGAGTTAGCAGGAGTGCCTGTTAAAAAAGAAGCTGAATCTTTAAACGAACACCAAATTGGTGGAATAGTAGGAGTTGGAGCAATTAACCAAATCCTTCCTCGTGAAAAAACAGATTATGAAATGGCTTTTGAGCATTTTATGACTGAAGGAGAGGAAAAAGAAGTTGAAGAAGCATCATGTGGAAACTACGAAGAAGATGATATAAAAGAATCATACTACGAAGAAGATAACCCAATGGAAGAAGCAGTAGGAATACCAGCTGAAGCAAGTGCAATTCGAGATGCAGTTAGAAAAATGATGAAAGACCATGAAGGTGATGCTGAATTAGGAGCTGCAGTAAGAGAAAAATTCGCTAAATGAGAAACTCAAAATCCACAGTTGAATTATCAATCCCTTTACTCCTTAGTATATTAAAATTTGCTAAAGAAGATGCTTCATCAGATGAAGAACTTCGTAAAGTAGCAAACAATATAATTGAATTAAGTAATGTTGCTGGTGAATTAGGGATGATTGATTTTCCAGCTATAATGGGTAGTGAAGAGCAACTAGCTGAGAGAAAATTAATGATGGTAAGAGCTGGAATAATAAAATAAAATAAAATGGATAATTTTGACTTAAAAGAATATTTAGCTGAAAATAAGCTATTGAAAGAAAACCCCCTAGAAGACTATTGGTCAGAATGGGCAACAGGAGAAATAAAAGCTGGTAATGATGGAGTTGGGATGGAATTTGAAGATGCAGATAGTGAAAGTATGGGCGTATTTTACAAATATGTTGAAGCAGTTAAAATCCTAAATGCTGACTCAAAAGAATTAAGAGAGGATATTGCTGCTGCAGTATCAGGTATACTTTATAATAGTTCTAACTTTAAAGATTATGAATTTGATGTTTTAACCCTAGACCAATTTAAAACAATACAAGACACTATTTAAAGATTTTTCACCATTTAAAGTGATTAAAGCAGGATACAAGTAAAAAAATAAAATAAATCCTTATATAAAACTATATTAAGCTTGGCCTAGCCAGGCTTTTTTTATATCTTGGTAATATGCCAAAGAAAAAGAAACCCTCTATTCTTAAAGAGATTAGAGAAAAACAATTACCTGAGATAAATTTTGCTTATCAAAAGGCAATTTCTTATTCCCAACTGTCTATGTTTAATGAATGTCCTAAAAAATGGTCATTACAATATAAAGAAGGTCATAAACAATTTACCTCAAGTATTCATACTGTATTTGGAACTGCTTTACATGAAGTTTTACAACATTACCTCACAGTAATGTATGAAAAAAGTTTTGTCGAAGCAGATAAACTAAATACTTCTGAAATGCTAGAGGAAACTCTTAGAGAAGAATATGTTAAACAATACAAATCAAATAATAAACAACATTTTTCTTCATCAGAAGAGTTAAGGGAATTTTATGAAGATGGGGTTGAAATAATTAGAGAATTTGCTAAACGAAAGAAAAAATATTTTTCAAAACGTGGTTGGCATTTAGTTGGATGTGAAGTACCTGTTAAAGTAACACCTCACAAATATAAACCTAACTTATTATTACAAGGATATTTAGATGTTGTAATGTATCATGAACCAACCCAAACATTTAAAATTATAGACATCAAAACCAGTAAATCTGGATGGAATAAAACCTTAAAATCAGATGAAAATAAACAACTTCAATTAGTGTTGTATAAAAAATATTTTTCTGAATTATATAATGTTCCTGTTGAAAAAATAGAGGTTGAGTTTTTTATCGTTAAACGTAAATTATATAAAAGTGAAGATTTTGTAATTAGACGAATCCAAATTTTTACTCCCCCTTCTGGTAAAGTAAAAATGAACCGAGTAACAAAATCACTTAATGATTTTATAGATGGAGCATTTGGTAAAGATGGGTATTTAGACAAAGACCACCAACCAACTCCACATAAGAACTGCCATTGGTGTCCTTTTAATAAGACTCATTTATGTTCTGCGACTTACTAAAATACTCATATATGTATATCTAACAATATTAAAATAAAAGTATATGCCAAAAGATCAACAATTAACTAGTGTAAAAATAGATAAAACACTATTTGAACAATTTAAAGTAGAATGTATAAAGAGAAAGTTTTCATTTCAAAAATTATCTGAAAGAGCAATTCATTTATACCTAACAGAAGAAGAATTTAGAAAACAAGTCCACAGTCATAGCAATTTAAACTTGGAAAAATAAGATAAAAGTTTTACATTTAAAAAAAATAATAAAGTTATATGCAAAAGTTACCTAAACTTAAAAAAGTCGAAGACAAAAAACCCTTTGATGTTTCTAAAAAATTTAAATATATTCCTAAAGATAAAAGGAAAAAAATTCTATTAATTTGTGACGATATTAGAGTCCACTCAGGAGTAGCAACAATTGCTCGTGAAATGGTAATTAATACTTGTCAACATTTTAATTGGGTACAAATAGCAGGAGCAATTCAACACCCTGAAAAGGGAAAGAGATTTGATTTATCTGCTGATACAAATGCTAATGCACAAATAAATGATTCTTCTATTATGCTCTACCCTGTAGATGGATATGGAAATGCTGACTTAGTCAGACAATTAATTGCTTTAGAAAAACCTGATGCTATAATGATTTTTACAGATCCTAGATACTTTGAGTGGTTATTTATGATTGAAAATGAAATTAGACAAGAAATTCCTATTACGTATTTAAACATTTGGGATGATTATCCAACACCCCTTTACAATAAAGCATTTTATGAGTCATGTGATGCACTTTTAGCTATCTCAAAACAAACAAAACTTATAAATGAACTTGTTTTAGGAGATAAAGCAAAAGATAAAGTAATTGAGTATGTTCCTCATGGTTTAAATCATAACATTTATTACCCGCTTGAAAGTGAAGATGATTTAAAAGAATTTAAACAATTTAAAAACCACATTTTTGGGGATAAAGAAAAGGATTTTATATTATTTTTTAATTCTAGAAACATTAGAAGAAAACAAATACCTGATACAATGCTTGCTTTTAAATATTTTTTAGATAAATTACCTAAAGAAAAGGCAAATAAATGCTGTTTAATTTTACATACTGAAGTTATAAGTGAACATGGGACTAATTTAGAGGAAGTAAGAAAAATACTATTTAAAGACTATCCTGAAGCTATATTATTTTCTCAAAATAAATTAGGAAATAAAGAGCTTAATTTTATGTACAATTTAGCAGATGCTCAAATATTATTAACCTCAAATGAAGGATGGGGGTTAACACTAACAGAAGCAATTCTAGCAGGTACTCCAATTATAGCTAATGTAACTGGTGGAATGCAAGATCAAATGGGGTTTGAGGATGAAGATGGAAATTGGTATAAACCAACCCCTCAAATACCTTCTAACCATACAGGAAGATACACTAAACATGGAAATTGGGCCTTCCCAGTATACCCAACAAACAGATCCCTACAAGGTTCTCCTAAAACACCCTATATTTGGGATGATAGATGTAAACCTGAAGATGCAACAGAACAAATTATACAGTTATATGAAATGGGAAGAGAAGAAAGAAAACGTTTAGGTAAAGAAGGAAGA